ATATTTCACAACTACTATATACATCTAACTCAACATTCTCATTTTCTAACAGTTGCATAGTTGCTAATAAAACATTTAAACCTCGCCATGGTGTAGGGTGAAATAATAATCTGAGTCTTTGCCCTTTTTTAAATGGTTGTCTTTCGGGAAAATTTATTACCCCGTTTTTAATTACGTGACATTTTTCTGTTGGTAAATTAAAAGCATCTCTATATTTTTCATAATTCCAATTTGAATTAAAAACATACCAATCGTATTTATTGTGATTATCTTTGTCTTGAAACCAAGGCGCTATGTTCGGTTGATTGGGAGCATTCTTTTGCCACAATATATTAACTTTGTTTTTATCTAGAGGTATTTTTTCAGGAACTGACGTACAAATAGAAAAGTGACTAAGTAATTCGTTATCAACATACTTACTTAAAAAATTATGTTGAAGCTCAGTACCACCTAATGGCGTCAATCTGTTTCTCCATCCAATGATAACTCAGGGACGATAATGTTAACGTCCCGTTGTATGTCACTCTCACTTGTGTCAGTGGAGCTGTCTTGTATGTCTTTTTTTGCTTCATCTTCATTTTTATAAACTTTACCAGTTTTTTTATTTTTGATGATAACTTCTGATTTACAATGTATTACGTCCATATTCTTAAATAGCAATTTTTTTATAATTTTGCAAATTATTTATCCGTTTTCCTGTGAACGATCAAGCAAAGCATACGACACTATACCTTGTATTTCATTAGCAGTGCCTGCTGTCATTTTTAAAATATCACCTTCTTCTAAAACAAGTGTTTGTGATATTATTTGTCTAGTTGTATTTGCGGCAATGGCAGCATTATCAATTCTAAATGTAGCTGATGCACTTGTGTCCGTAACTTGTGTTGCTAAATTTACTGCAGCACCTGATGAGCCATTATGAACTTGTATCTGTTTTACCAGACAACGACCATTAGCTGGTGCCGTTAGCACATTAGTTGTTCCGGTAGTAGTAAGTGAGAAACCTTGATTTTTATATTGTATTGTCATCAGCTCATAAAAAAGTTAAAGGCATCTTGTTCATTTTTTAAATCATTTTGATAAGCAAAATTTAATTGATTTACTAATGTTTCAATACCATAAGTTATTTGTCTTTGGTTTTGCACCACGTAATCCTCATTTAGTTCTGGAATAAGTATATTTATTTTAGCCAACTTTTCTCGCTTTCTTTAAAGCTTCTTTTGCTTTCTTTGCAATACTAACAACTTGATTTTTTCCCATAACTTTTGCACGTTGTTCCATAACAGTCAGTATCTGTATTTTTCGTGCGTAAGGTTTGTTAATTTTCTTAACTTTTGCGACTGTCTTTTTTGCATCTGTTGGGGTGGCAAATTTTATGCTGACAGTATCTTTTGGATTTTCATCAGTATAAAGTCTTCGGTCACTACCTTTGGGTTTTTTTCCTGTGCCCACTTTAGGATCTTTTTTTACCATTATCTTCTCCCATCTTGTTGTACATCAGCTCTAAAAGAGCCAAAACGCCAAGACTCATCGGTTGATGTGTTTTCTATTTTTAATGATGCTAACCTACCTCTGGCTCTTGTGTCAACCTTTTTTGTGGTAGATGTGACTGTAAATGGTCCGAGCGGTGAAGACGCCTCTGATTCTGATGGAAAATCTTTTAAATTTATAGTAATTTGAGCATTGCCATCTAGCTTACCAAAGTCCGGAATGAAGCGTCTCATTTTTATAAAAAACTCTCCGGATGTGCCTTCAATTGGCATTTCAAAATCACCAGATTCAATAAACGCATTGATCGCAGTTTTGTTACCTAACACATCAAGTTGATTGCTTCCTGTCTCATGTTTGTACAATGTGGCTGCACCAAACTCATTTGTAATACCATTTATAGATACAGAGGGCAAACCTGTTGAATTATATTCAGTAGCGTACGGATTATCTAATACGTACTTATCACTATAGGCAGTTCTAGCTAGGGAGCTTGTTGTCCATAAAGCCTCTCTATAATTTAGAGTTACACATCTATCTATTTGAGAAGATCCATCTTTACAATAAAACCAATTAATTTCCGTAAACAAAGTGTTGTACCCTGCAAATACTTGTTCGCTCTGACCAAAATTAAATCCCAAATCGTCATCTGTTTGTGTTGTAAATACAAAATCTTCTACAGAACAATTTAGTTTTTTTACAGAGCCACCATCATACGCATAAAAACCACCAGACTTACCCATCCAATACATTATACCATCCACATGTACTAAAGAGTGTTGTGACATAGCTCCACAATTAGAACCCACTTGTCTAATTGAAAAAGTAAAAGGCGGACCAACAAACTGCATAATATAAGCAGATGTATCTGTAACGATAAAAATATAATCTTTACCTCTTGCCGCACTTACTATTTTAGAACCACTATCTAATTGAAATGTTCCTGCTGTGTTTGTAGATACAGGAACATAATCTGTTCTATCTTCTTGATCGGAAAAACGAATAAACATTTTATCTTGTGTATTAATAGAACCAATAGTTGTTTCTGTACCTAAGTGAATTAGATGTCTATCAGTATCAGATACGATTGTCATAACACTTGCTGTTGGATTTGTAGTAACAGCAGTAGCTCTTGTAGTTACACCACTTGTGGGGTTCCATTCAAACGTACCACCATTTTTAATTGTTGCTATAAGTATTGTGCCATAATTATCTAACGACCAATTACCTGGTTCTAAACTTGTGGCAGACGCTGCTGTTGCAGAACCCCAACCATTTGAGCCATCCCAAGTTCCTGTACCCCAACCAAAACCAAGAGTTTGCGTAGCAGAACCAACAGGAAAATAAGATTGCACTGTCCCTGAACCTGCTGCTGTCATACCAGAACCAGATTCACTTGAAGGCATTGTTATTGTAAAACTGTTTGTAGCTGCTGTTATAATCTGAAAAGGATTATCAGTAAAATTAGCGGCAGTAAATCCTGTACCACTACCAGGCATGGTAACTGATGAAAATACAACAAATTCACCTGCGGATAAATTATGAGAAGTTTTATTTACTGTTACTGTAGCTGATCCGTTTGTAGAGGTAAAAGTTAAACCTGTTATTGCAGTTTCAAGAGGACTAATGTCATAAATACCACTACCATAAAATAAAAATAAACCTTTACTTGTGCCTATAGCTATGTACTCTGTGCCGTCTTTATCTGTCCAAATATGTGTAGCTCGGGCAACCCCGGGTAAAGTTGTAGCTACAGCTTGTTGCCAGCCTCCTATTTTTTCAGGTTCACCATAACGAAAACGAACAAAGTCACCATCTGTCCACTGATTTGATGCCTCACTTTTTGTTATTTGTTTGTTGAAACCACCTTTAAAGGGAATACGAATTAGAGGCATGTCACCTCGCAGTCGTTGGGTTTGTTCCGTCACCGACGAATGGGTGTTCAGCAAATGCCATGTAGTATACATCAACTCCACTATAATTAGCACCATAACCAGTAGGTTGCCTTAATTTAAAACCATTACTTAAAAAATCAAACCCATATACATTACTTGACTCTGCTACAGCAGTATCTGCAAAAAGTGGAAACAATAATGGATTGTTTTTTTCTCTGACAGTATCATAAATATACCAACTAGCCGCATTGTTTGCTTTGTGCATTAACCAACGAACTTTAAAACCAGTGTAAATAAACGGACCGGGGTTTGACCCAGTTCCAGTGTATTTTCCAAATTTACTAAATCCATCAACTTCATGCCAACAGTAAGCAACATAGTTTTTACCACTTCCGTTTGTATTTAATGAACCAGCATCCTGTATAGAAAAAACTGAGCTAGTTGGTGCTGTATTATTAAAAACATCACCTGTTGTTGGTGCAGCATTTGTAAACATTGCATAATAATTTTGTGGGGTGCTACTATGAAATCTATGGTGATATATAAACCAATTTCTAGTATTGTCAGTCAAATTTTTTATTATCATCCACTGTGGTGCTGATGATAAACCATGACCTATAGTGGCTGTTCCAGAGCTTGTGCCAGCGTAAGTCACGACAGAAAATCCAGCCGTCGTGTTAGCCTGGACAGTGCTTGTTTGTGAGCCATCATTATTGGTGGCAGTAGTGCCATTGTTTGCCACCCAATTAAAACTCACGTGAGTTGCACCACTATTATTAACATTACCTGTATCACCAACAGCAACACCACCTTTTAAAAACCTCGTAACACCACCTTGAGTTGCTAATATTGATTGAGTATTATTTAAAACTAATCTATTAAATATACCATTATTACTATCATAGCTATTCCAATTAAGTGCATTGTCTCTATCTTTAATCCAAACTAATCCAGTTATACCTTTATCTGTGCTCGGTAAATTGTCTTGTTGTAATTTTTTAAAGTCAGTTGGAGGTGTATATGTAAAAGATCTTTGACCAAAATTAACTTCGGATGATGCACCTGAATTATAGGTGCTGAATCCAAACCTTACTTTTTTTCCCGCAAAACTACCTTGCACCCAAGTCGGATTTGCACCAGTAGAAGGATTACCAACTCCTGTACCATTACTTACCCAAGTATTATTTTTTGCAAACCACATAGCACCTGTATCTGCATCATAAGCAACACCAACTATATCTCCAGCATCAACTTGTGTTCCTGTTGTCTGTACATAATTATTACCACTATTTCCATAGTAAACGGTGTTAGCTATACCATCCATGTTATATCCAACACTACCATCTGAATAACCCATAAGTTGGTTTTTATTTGTGCTTAAAACACTTTCTAAAATTACACCAGGCTGTACATCATATGCTGTAGTCGTTTTACAAGTTAATTCAAAATACCATTTACCTGAATCAATAGTTTTGTCATTATAAACTGATTCCCAGTTACTAGCTGATGCCGTCGTATATCGTAAATTACCCTCACTTAATGTCATAGAACCTGATGACGCTGACTCTAGAGTTGAAAAGTTTTGAGTAGGACTATCAGTAGTTAAATCAGAAGCAACCAAATCATTTACAGACCAATCATTGTTATTACCACTGGTATCATCGCCAATCGCAGAAGGCGATCCAAACTGTAATCTAAAACCATTTGTGCCATAAGTAATACCCGTTAATGATTTAGGTATCCAACGACCTGTACTAGTATCAGTTAATCCAAATGTGGATATTGCAGGATTACTGCCATCAACCATGTTAATTTCTGCAAGATATCCTATTCCTCTAATATAACTTGCACTACCAGAAGTTCCAATATAGTGTCCATAAGTAGTTTGATTCCAATATCCAGTCGCATTTAAAGCTGGCTGTGTTTCAGTATCATATGCTGTGATTCTTTCTCCATCAACATAAATTTGTATTCTATCAGCTGCTGTAGAATCAGTTGTATCTCTCCGAACATAAATATGATACCATTTTGAAGTATCTTCAAAGGTTCTAGTTGTTACATAATTCCATTTTCGTGAACCACTTGTTACTTCATAATAATTTAATTTATTATTTGCATCAAAATGTAAATGTTCAGAAGTACTTGTTATGTTGCCGTTGTAAAGTATATCACGATACCCTAATAATCCTCTTTTAACCCAACAAGAAAACGTCAATATCGTTCCACTTCCATTTGAACTAGGAGTTCTTGACAAATAGTTATTTGTTGTACCATTAAATATACAACTGTTAGAAATTACACCACTATCTGTAAAAGGCACAAATTTTCCCGTCCTTAAAGCAGTTCCGTTTCCCTCGTACTGTGTTACAAAGAAATGTTCTTCGCCATTTGGTATTGCTGGTGCTGCCATATTAACTCCCTAAGTTTATTGAATTTATTGCATTATCTTCAGTGATACCCGATGGTGTTTGTGTCCAATCAATATTATCAAATCTAGCTATACCATCTCTTGAGCCATATAATAATACATATGGACTTATGAAACCTGTGCCACCTAAATTGAGTGCTTCACTTCTAGTTCCTTGACTAGCACCATTTTTGTACCACTCTACATTGTTTGAAGATGTATTAGTATTTATCTTACAACCAATGACATCTCCTGTTGTATAACTAGCTCCATAAGAACCAGCACCACTTCTTGCATAATAATTTCCATTTAACGCATATGTTATCCACCCTTCAGTATCACCACTTGAATTATCATCAGTTATACTTCTGTTAGATTCTGCCCAACCTATACTCATTTGACCACTACTTGAACCAGCAGAAGTAACATACCACTCATAATACCATGTGCCACTATTTAAAGGGACTTGCATAGTTGTTAAGCCGCCTTTCCATGCAGAACTAGCAGTGGTCGCTTTTAAATTTCCGTTTGAATACGTTTGTGCTGTAGCTGTTAAAGGATTCCATACTGCAAAATTTTTAGTTGGTGAATCATTTCTTTTATCATATGAATTCAAACCACTTGTGGTCCAATTATTACCATTACCTGAACTGTCTGCTCCTAAAGCCGACGAGTCATCACCTTTCAGATAAAATCCATTTGACCCAAATGTTAAGCCGCTTGGATCTTTAGGTATCCAGATCCCAGAATCATTTGTTTCAGAAAAGCTAGATGGATCTAGTGCTTGTCCATCAATAAATACTATTTCTGCAAGGTAACCATCAACACAAGTACCTGAACTCGTATTACTGATGTAATGGGCAGTGGCACTGTTCCAATAAGAATCCTGATTTAACGTTAACCCACCATATGTAGAAAAACGTGTAATTCTATTACCATTAATAAAAAGTCTTATGCGTTCCAGTGCAAGCACGTTAGCTGAGTCATAACTGACAGTTATATTATACCAGGCTGCAGGATCTCTTATTGGGTCAGACGCAATATATGTATTACCAGCTTCCCAATAATAAGGTAGATTATTATAATTATAGATGTAAGTTGCATTGTTACCACCAGAAGGATCGGTATGAAAAGTATACTCATTACCATTTGTAACAACGACATTTCTACCTCGTTTTTCCCACCAACTAAGTGTCCATTTTTTTCTGTTACCATCACCTGATGGTGTTCTTGTCATATAAGCCGTATCGTCTTTATTAAACCTGATTGATTGGTTTATTGTGTATGCAGATGAAGATTGACTGTTACTTGGAATTATTAAAGGCATTTAGAAGTCCTCCAGCTTCGGGAACTCTCCTAAAGGTCTTGTCATCACAGGTTTAGATTCTGTGCCTGTATTAGTATATGTGTATAATGTTTCTAAAACTCTGACATCTTTTGTTGCTTTTATTCTTGAAACCATATCATTTGATTTTGCTCGCACCGCTACTCTAAACTTTGTTACATTGTCAGGCACTGAATAATCAGAAACTTCACTAGCTTTAATTACCATCCAATCTGTATCTTTAAGAATAGTATAAGCTTGGTTGTTTACTTCATTAACTTTTCTAGTTTTTAATCCTTGAACATTTACACCATCAACTGTTTTATCTTCCATTTGATGATCTTCTGCTGTTTTCCAAACCTTTTTAACTACTTTATTGGTCGCATCAAAACTATAGCCACCTTCTCTATTTTTATAAAATTTTTCATCTTTAACATTACTTCTATCTTCTTGAACTGGATAAATACCTATAGCTGCCTTTTCTTCAGCACTCCAACTTGAAAAAATATTTGCAGGATGTTTTATATCCTTGTGCTCAAAGGCTTGAGGAGTATTAAAAATTTTAATAACTTGATTTGCTTTAACTAATGCCCACATAATTTCTCCTAACTCAATGTTAATGCAAGGTTTCTTCCGACCTCAACAAATTTAGATCCATTATAATAAAATACAAAAAAATCACCCTTTGCTGCAGTTGTAGTCAAGGTAGGAGCAGTATCTGATGCAAACTCATAGTTTGATGCAAAAGATAAAGTTCTTGAACCTGTACCATCTTGAACTATTAACAAGCTTACAAATTGTCCAGTCACACCATTAGTTGCATTGTTTAGGGTTCTATTGCCACCTAATGTGACTTTAGCAACTGGTTTTGCTTGTACATCCCAATCTATGTTTGTACCATCTGTCAGTGTTTGTTCAGGGATATAAGCAGCATCGTTGAATTTAAATCGTCCCGCACCTTTTGCTGTGAAAGCTAAACCAACATTTGTATCTCCTCCTGTAACTGCAAGTCCTACATCATTACCTGTGGCCGCATTTGTTATTTCTAACTCATTAACAGCACTAGCTGTTTGTTGAAAAATTATTTGCTCATTACCATTAGCATCGGCAATAAAACCAGCATCTGCGATTTTTGGTTTTGTTAAGGTGACAGCACTAACTGTGCCACCTTCAATTGTTGCTGAGTTAGCAATAGTGCCTGTAGTTGTTGCTCCATTAATAGTTGGACTAGTCAATGTTTTATTTGTAAGTGTGTCAGTAGAAGATGTATTAATAATACCTGTATCAACGACATTTGTACCATCAGCAAATAATACTCTTACTGATTTATCAGCAGCAACAAAAGTATACCCTGTGCCACTAACTGTTTTGAATTGAACTGTAAAAGAACCAGTAGTTCCATTTGAAACTATGTAAACTTTTTCCATACTATCAGGAACAGTAACGATTCTATTTCCTGTAATTGTTCCTGTTAACTTAACAACCATGTTTCGTGCATTAGAGGCTGCACCATCTGACATTGTAAGTGCGGTAGTTCCTGCACCACCTGCAATAGATACTTCTTCATAACCACCGACAGCTTGTTCTACTAACTGTAAATTTGTATTTGTTTTTGTACCCCAAGTACCAGCGTTTTCGCCAGTCGCTTGTAATTCCAATTTTAAACTTGTTGAATATGTTGATGCCATACTATTCCTTTATATTAGTTCACATTATAAATCATTTAAGCAGCTCTATCAACCTCTGTCCATGTAACCGATGTGCCCACATCAACTTCTGCCCAGTTAATTAAATTAATAGAACCAAGTGAGGACGTCAAATTAAATCCTGTAATTGCCATCTCAACATCTGCAAAAGTCGTGATAGAACCCATCGCTGTTGTTAAAGCAACACCACTTGGTGATTCAATACTGTCGTTGAAAAAGTTTATTGAACCAAAACCAAGAGTTGAACTTAAGCCACTAGGTTCAGCTACAAAATCTGTAAAACCTACTGCTGTTCCTAAAGATGAGGTAAGAGCAATACCAGTGGCTTCACCAACTGTTGTTTGGGTAAACCCACCAAGATTTGACGTTAAAGCAAAACCTGTTAAGGATACAATCTGGTCACCTTGCTGACCCCAAAGACCTTCACCCCAGGTAAGTTGTCCCCATCCATTGGACATACTCTACTCTATGTTACTCTTAGAATAGCTGCGCTTGCAGTGAAAGCAGGAAACTGAATTGTAAAAGTGCCTGATGTTGCTGTTTTATCACCACCAAAATCTAACACACACACAGCCGGATCTCCTGATGCTGTGTCATTATAAATTAATGCACCACGCGCTGTTAACGTAACACCGGTAAAAGAACGATCTGCAAAATCCACAATTGCTGTATTAGTTGACAGTGATGTGCCACCATTTACTAAAGCTCCTCCACCACTTGTATACTGTCCTGAGTTTGATACTTGTGCATCAGTGGTAAAACTAGTTGTAGATTTACCTAGAACAGCACTGTTAGTGTAGAGAGATAGTTTAAAAGAGTTTCCTCCCGTTTGTTTAAAATTATGAGTTCCTTCAAAAAGTTCTTTTTTAAAAGAATTACATATTACACTAGTTGTTATTGCCATAATTACTCCATAAATTAAGGTGAAGGAGACGGAACTGGTATTCTTGGAACACCATCTTCGTACTGCCCTCGTCTTCTTTGTCCCATTTGCTGCACAGCAAATGCTTGAACATCTTCATTATACTTCTGAAAATATACTTTGTATAGGTCTTCTGGTCCTTTTAAATACCTAAAACACTCAGATAAAACACCATTTAAAAGCATAGATTCAAAATACGTTGATAAATATGTGTTATTAGTTGATGAAAAATGCGGAGGATCAATAATATAATTAATTTGAATTGTATATGCTGCATCTGGAACTGGTGCGATAACTATATTTTGATCATCCCAATTTGCATAATATTTTGGTGTGCCTGTTGCATCAGAGGGATTATATTCTGAAATAAAACTAGTGTCTTTTTTTTCTAGAAAATCTCTTACCCCTGAGTTTGTGATTTGAACAGAACGTAAATAAATTAAATCAGAAGGCATGCTTAAATATCTTTGTGATGCTATCGTGGATGTTGTTGCGTACTTTCGCAAATCATCATAGTCTGCTTTACCTGCTATATCTAGTTCTGTGTTTCTAATAAATTGATCAAGTAAAGTATCAGACAAAACATTACTATCTACTTCTGTGTAGTTTCGTACTTGTGTTAAAAAATTTGCATGTGTTATTGCCATACTTATGCCTCAGTATTTATGGTCCACCCCATGGCAGAATGGTTTGTACAATAATAATATAATGTAGGAGCACCCACTGCAACAGTGATTTGTGTGTAAGCACCACTTTGTCCTGCAACTCCATTTGTTACAACCCCTACTGTATATTCAGAACCACCACCATGTGTGCCATTTGGTGTCTCACTTATCCTTAGAGGATGGCCGTCATTTGATGAATCGCTCTGATCAAAACGATAAGTTTTACCTTCTTCAAAAGTTAATGTCACATCAGCAGTTGCGGTAGATCCGTCTATAGCAAATTTATTAGTTGACCCCACATTATGATATGGATGATTTGAAGGATTACCTCCAACTACAGTAACAGCAAAAGTTTGAGTTATAACTAGAGCATCAACAGTGACATTACCAACCTCAGCAGTTAATTCTCTTTTTCTATTTTCAGCAGAACCATCATCTGGCACCATACTTCCATAAGTTGGGTTAGCTTCAGTTGAAGTTAACGATATAGAGCCATCTGTTCTAAATGCAAAATCACCTGGAAGTGTTAGATTAACGACTGCTTGACCTCCTCCTCCAGAGTCGGCTATAGTTTGATCTGCGGTAGAATCATTAATAAAAGGCTGTATGGGTTGTTGAAATTTTTGACTTCTAGCGTTAGCTAAAGCAACAGCATCAGCTGTAATATGTTTTCTTCTTATTTGTGGATGTTTAGGTTCAAATTCTGACTTATGTACAAAAGAGCCATTCCATTCACGTACCATTTCACTATATGGAAAAGCCATTCCTGAGCGATCTGATATTGCTTTTGAATTTTTACCCCTTGCATAAGCCATTATTTAATACCACCAAATTTAAAACCTCTAATAGCTTTACCTTGACCTTTAATTTCACCACCTTTCTTCACTCTTTTAGTTGCTAAAGTTTCGTAAGGATTTTTAAAAGATGTTGGTCCAAAAGACGCATAAATATCTTGACTCGTAGTTTTTGGTGTTTCATCACCAAAACCAAATCTATACTTATGCCTTGTCTGTAAAGTTCCTAATTGTCTTGCCATTTTATCATACTCTGGATCACCTGCCCTTTGAGGACGTGTAAATGTTTCTGTAATATTCCTAGTTCCCTGTTGAGTATACCTTACTCCCTTTGGACTAACATATCCAGCAGGAGTTGTAATATAACCTGACTGTCTACCTGGAGAGAAGGTTGAACCCTTTGGTAATTGTGTTGTCGTTCTAGCCACACCAGGTTGACTTCCTGGCAATCCTTGCACACCACTTCGTCCCTCATAATAAGAATACACAGGTACTTTTCTAGTTTTAGTTTCAGAAAATGTCAGCCCCTGCATTTGTTTTTCTAAATCTGCCATCTCTTTAGATAAATCTCTATAATAACCAGTAGTTGCTGCAGTCTTACCTTGTTGTTGACTTTGTTCTGCTGGTGTATAAAAACTATAAGTTGGAGTAAAGGTTTTAGATTTTAAACCTTCTCTTAGTTGTTGAAATTGTTTGTCAGTTGCTTGCCCATATTCTTTTTCAATAGAAGAATAGTAAGCTTGTCTTTGTCTTTCTGGCATATTTCTTGATGCGGCCAATTGAATATTTGCTCTTTGATCAAAAGTTTTTTGTTCTGGTGTAGTTAGCCTATCTCTATAACTTTTTATAGTTTTAAATAACTCAGGACGACTTGCCTCTAATTGTGTTAAATAACCACCTACATTTTTTTTTATAATTTTCATACCTTTCATGTTTACATACCCCTCGGATAATAAGTTTGTGGTGTTACATAAACAGATGTTCTTTGTCCATCTTCATTTAAAGCTCTGGACAACTCATCTTCGTATATTAATTTATTTTGTTGTGTCATAGCTGGATTATACTTCATTGACAGATAATAGGCTAGACCTGCTGCCATACATGGTATAAATCTAAAAACGACATCTGCTGTATTTGTGTAAGCTCCTGCGTCTTCAATTCGTTTTAAATAATAATATTTTAGATAAGTGTATGTTGAAGCATCAGGTGTCTGATAAAGAGTTATTGTTGGTGTTGTTTGTCTATCCACATAATACTGACTTGGTTGTCCTTTTGAACCTTTATTAGGAAGTGCAGCATATTCACTTCTACTAATCTTTGTTAGCGAAACATCGTTGGTAGTGGTAGATTGACCCGTAGTTGTGCTTATGTACGCTTCTAGTATGTCGTTCGCATTTGTCGGTGATGTGTACGTCGCTGTCCCGTTTGTCAGAAGTTGTTCTTTGAGTTCTACTTTCCATAAGTGAACCCCGCGGTTTCCCCATTCGCTGAAAAGAATATTTAAACTTCTTCTTGCAGATTTTAAATCATACCCACTGTTTGTTTTCGCAGCACAACGTTCATATGCTTCTTGAATGATATCGTCAATATTGAGATCAAATGTTGTTGTTCCTGAAGTGGCCATTTAACATCCTAATAAATTGGTGGGTTTTCTTTTACACCTTTGATAGCCATACCACCAAATTTTTTTTTCTTAGCTCTTAGTAATTTAAAATCATTAGCTGAAATTTTACCATCTCCATCAGCGTCAATCTTAGCTTGACCACCTACTAAAAAATCTTCTTTTTTTAGTTTTGATTTTATTTCATCTCTTTTTTGTTGTAATTTATATGCATCTCTCATGTATTCATTTAAAGGACCTACACCTTTATTGCTAGCACCCTTTGCAAGATCTTTAAGAGCTTCTAAACTTAATCCTTTAGTTCTTTGCTCTGCGAACATTAAATCGGATTGGGTCAGTCTATCAGCTCCGGCACTTGCTCTAGCCAAATTGTGTTTTGCTTTTTTTTTTAATATTTTTAAATCCGCCTCTGTAACCCTGTCAGTCATATATTTCTCCTTTATTAAAGTATATCCTTATAATATGTGCTTATCAACCCACCCTCAGCTGCGAATGTCTTAACATTTGTAGGTTTACCACCAACACCTTGCGCCTTAGATCTTTTTCTTGCTACAGCACTTCTTTTTTGTGATTCGGTCATTCTAGCAGCTTTTGCGGCAGGCACACATTTAGGATATTTTCTTTTAGAATCTTTGGCACTTTTACGACCGCATGGTTTATGGCCTCCACCTTTCTTTTTAGAACCGATGTCAACCCACTTTTCAGAAAACCATTTTTTTAAACCACTTTTAGCCATTTTAATAAATAGGCACGTCCGATTTTACTCCTTTGATAGCCATACCACCAAACTTTTTTTTCTGCATGCCACCTTTTTTATATTTTTTGCCTCTAGGTGGTCTTCCAAAAATAGTACTGTCAATTCTGTCCTGTATTTCACTCTCTGTTGCTTCTCTTTTTTTGAGAACATCATCCAAGTATTTTGAATATTCTTCAGGACTCAATTTTCTTTGCATCATTTTGTCCTTATATCGTTCTGCCTGCATTTCGTTATCAAATTTTAATTGTTCACCCTTTTTTCTTCTTCTTGGCATCGCCTCTGATTTTAAACGCTGAATACCTTCTTTGAACACTTCCATTTGTTCTTTTTCTTTAATCTTTTTACGATTTTTTTCTATGAACCTAAGTAAATCAAGTGAAGTTTTAAATCCCATATTGTTCTCCTATAATAAATCTTTGTAATATGCCTGAGCTGAAGAGTTCGTTAAATTATCATCATCAACATCTACCGATATTGGTGAACCCATAACTTCGTGACTACCAACTTTATTAAAACCACCCTTACTAAACTCATAACTGTCAGACAAATAACCTTTTGATATGTTGCCATATTTTATAAATCTTTCAGATTTCTGATCTCTTATTTGTTGTTTTTTTGTACTTCTTTTCATAAAAGAAGCTGTTGGTTTTTTTTCTTTTCTATACTGAGCAGCTTTGGTTGCTGTGTAAGCTTTTTTTCCCAAATTTTTTAACATGCTGCCGACTTCTGTAGCCACAATTGCTGCGGTGCCAACACCTGTAAGACCCAATCCAGCTAAACCAACTCTTTTCGCTAAAAAACCTAATGTTTTCTTTTTAGTAGGCTTTGGTAACTCAATTTTATCGTACGCTTTTTTTAATTTATCTGCTAAATCTACTCTTTTTTGTTTTTCTTTATTTACAATATTTGAGATATCAACACCAGGTCCAAGTTTACTTTTTTCAAATTTGCCTAATTGAACTTTTCCTGGTTGCACTTGCCCTTTTTTTATGGTGCTATCAATTTTTACACCCTTAGCTTTTGCCTCATTAATAAGGTTACCAATTGTCTCACTTTGAGAAACAGGTCTTTTTAAAGCATCAGAAAATGCACCCGAAGGTCTTGTAATATTTTTCTTAATATCCTTACCCTCATTTGCTTTTATCATAGCACCTTTTTTTGCTGGCTTTGGCCCTTTAAAATCTTTTCGTTTTACACCGCTCGGATCTTTAATTTTACCTGCACATATTTTTGATGCATAAGCGTTTGCATAAGCACTTGGGTAGACCTTAAATTTTCTTTTAGCTGCTGCTTTTCCTCTAGGACATAGTTTTGTCATATTTGTAACCCCATCTATTCTCAGACAAATCCCAAAGTCTTTTTGTCTCTTTTGGAATACGTACAAGAAAATTGTTAAATTTAATTATATTTTTAGTTATCTGCATCTTTAAATGTTCTTATAATATCAATTTTATGTTCGTTAGTTGATACAATATCTACCTGTTTGTCTATCTCGTCTATGATGTTCGGGTGTTCCCCTATGCCAACAGAACTATTTAAATAAATTTTTATAGTTGCATTAGCCTTTTCAATATTCGCATCATAAACTTTTACTAAAGCATTTATAATATCATCTCTCATCATAATACCCTTTTTTTAGTCTTCTTTCTACCCCTTAGTATCTTACGTTTTTTTCCAGGGGGAGTGGTTATTTGTTTTTTCATTTGTGATCTTCCTATTGCCATGGTATATACCTCGTCTTTCCTTTAGCATCTTTATAAGCTTTTAAAAATTGTTTACGACAATCATCAGTGTAAGATACATGAACCCATCCACTTTGTGGATCCGATGGTTTGTAAAATTCAAGTATTAACTGATCGTATTTTATATTATTATTAATCCAATTAGCGAGTATTTTATTATCAAGTCCAAATATTTCAATGTCTGCAGCCTCACCTTTACAATGTTGAGATTTGCTTGAAGAACCAATAGCTTCACTTAAACGAGCTGACCTAAATCCCGATGATATAAACACTGGCATTTCAAATTTATT